GGAGGCGCACCGGGCGTCGAAGTCGAAGACCAGCGACAGCGGCGCGCTAGTCTACGCCCGCGACCTTGCGGCGGGCAAGCGGCTGGCATGGGGGCGCGTCATGCGCCTGGCGGAGTACTTCCTGCGGCAGCACCCGCAGCACGTCGGCACGAAGGCGTATCTGTCGCACGGGCCGTCGTGGCACGCCTACCAGCTGCGGGGCGGCGACGCTGCGCGGGCGTGGGTTCGGTCGCTGCTGACGGCCTACGCGAGCGGCGCGCACCAGCGTGCTGCACGGCTGGCGGCGATGGGCACGGGCGCAGCGGGCGACCTTGGCGACGGCGAACCCGAAGGGGTGCTAGTGGTCGGGGCTGACGGGCGGGAGTTCGTCACGTACCGCGAACTGCGACCCGAAGAGGCGGTCGTCTGCTGGGTGACGCTGGCGGAGGGTCGTCGCGACCTTGACGTCGAGTTGTCGATCGAACTGGAGCGCATCGCCGACCGGCATCGACAGGCGGTGATCGACGGGTTGGCAGACGGCTGGCAGTCGGGCGAGCGTGACCGCATCTGGCAGCAGTTCGTCGGGGAGTATCAGGCGGCGCTGACGAAGGCGGCTGGCACCCTACGCAACGACGTGTCGGCGCAGGTGCTAGACGAAGCGCGCCGGGCTGCGCGCGGTGGCGCCATCGCGACGATCAGCATCGACAACGTCGCGGCAGGCCAGCAGGCGCTGCAGCAGTCGGCGAACGACCAGTTGGCACGCGCTGCGGCGATGACGCAGAAGGCGGGCGAGGTCATGGCAGACCGGGTGCAGGGCGAGGTGGAGAGCGCGATCCTTGGCGGGGTTGCACTCGACACGTGGGAGAGCCGCATCACGCCGCTCGGCTTGGCGTCGTCGGCGCTTGAATCGCGCAACACGGTCGAAGGTGCGGCACGGGTGGCAGAGTACGCGAACACCCCGGCGGCGCTGGGGCTGATGCCGACGAAGGCGATCCGCAGCAGCATCCCGGACGGCAAGCGGTGCGACCACTGCAAGGCGCTTGATGGCACCGAAGTCGACCTTGTCGGCGCTGACGGCGAACCGCTCGACAACGTGGAGATCCCGCCGCTGCCCGACCCCGACTGCGCGGGCGGTGCGTCGCGTTGCCGGTGCGGCTGGTTCGTCATCTACGGCAAGATCGACTAGGCGTCGCCCTGGCAGGTGGGGCAGGTGCAGTCGGCTAGGCGGTACTGCGTCGGGGCGCTGCCCTTGCCTTCGACGACGCCGACGATGGCGCCGTCGATGATCAAGCGACCGATGTCGCCGCGCATGGCCTGCCTGCCGCCGATGCCGATGCGGTCGGCAAGGCGCACGGGGGAGGGGTGGAAGCCTGCCGCGTGGGCTGCTCGGATCTCGTCGAGGATCATCTTCTGGCGGCGTGTCAGCATCGGGCCTCCGTTCGGGTGCTAGTAGGGGGCTGCTACGCCCGCTAGCGGCACGCTACCGCGCAAGGGGGGGCTAGGCAAGGCGATCGCGGCGGTGCAGAAGGGTCGTCATGCGATCTTCACGTTTCAAAGTTCGAACGCAGTCGGTTGCCCTTGGCGACGACAGCGACCTTCGCTGGGTCAGCCTGATCCCGGAGGGCGCGATCTTCGCGCACGGGATGGAGTGGCGCTTCGACAGCGACGTGACCGACCCCGACAACCTGCGGTTCACGTTCGACGACGCGGTTGAATCGCTGCAGCGGTGGCTGTCAGACTTCGCCCCGGCGGTCGCCATCGAACACGACAAGAACGGCACGGCTGCGGGCTACCTGCGGCGCATTCGAGTGCTGACGGCGGCAGAGGCAGCGGGCCACGGCATCGCGCAGCCTGCCCCCCGCATGATCTACGGCGGGCTAGACCTGACGTCGCCCAGGTGGGCGGAGGCGTTCGACGCTGGCGAGGTGCCGTACGTGTCGCCGAACATTCGGGCGTGGGCTGGCACCGAACGCGACAGTGCGCCCGCCTACCCTTTCGCGATCGGTGAGGTGTCATTCGTGACCATCCCGCAGATCAAAGCACAACAGGTGCCCGTCGCGCAGATGCGAGGGGTCGCCCTTTCCGAAGGTGTCAAGATGACGATGACGAAGGAAGAACTGACCGGCTACTGCGCAGACATGGGCATGGATCCCGCCAAGATCGAAGAGTTGATCGGCAAGCTGTTCGGCGCCGCGCACGAAGAGGCGCACGCGCTGCAGCCCGACCTTGCCGAAGAGGCAGAGGTCGCCGCGCTGACGAAGATCGCCGAAGGCGCTGCGGAGGCTGCGAAGGCGGAGGCCGTCGAAGAGGCCGAAGAGAAGAAGGAAGATGAGGCGCTGCTGTCGGAGAACGGCAGGCTGAAGCGCGAACTGGCGGCTGCCAAGCGCGCCTTCGCGACCGCGTCGGTGCGTCAGCGCCTTGGCGCTCGCAAGGTGTCGACGGCGACCGAAGCCCTTCTGACCGACGCCTTCCTGCGCGGTGGCGACAAGTTCGAAGCCCTTCTGTCTGACCTTGGGCCTGCCCCGAAGTCTGCCCCTGCTGCGGCGCCTGTCGCTGCCCGCACGGTTGCCCCGGTTGCCCGCGTGTCGGCTGACGCGAACCTTGCCGAATGCCTGACCGACTACCGCAAGTTCGACGCCCTGACCGACGACCAGCAGTGGGAGCGCATCTGCGAACTCGCTGACAAGGAGAACATCGCGCACTGGCAGGCGGCTTCGTGGATCCGCTTCAGCCGTATGCCTGACAGCGTTCGCGAGCGTCGCGCTTCTGGCCTTAGCAAGTAACCAACCCGCACCTGCGGCCCCCTGACGGAGAAACGACATGGCACTCGGTAACCTGACCTACAAGACCCCGAACGCGATCAACAAGATCGCTCAAGACCTCTCTGGCAGCGAAGGCTGCGCGCTCAAGTTGGACGCCCAGGGCGTCGTCAGCCTGGCGGTGACGGTCGGCAGCGTGCCTTACGGCATCGTCGTCGTCGGCTGCGCCTCTGTCGACGGCCTGTACTGGGCTTCGACCAACACGACCACGCAGGCGCAGGGCGTCATCGCGCAGTCGTCGCTTGAACTCGTCGACGCACTTGGCTGCGTCGTGCAGGCCTCCGCTTCGGCGACCGCTGCCGTCGCTGCTGGCGACTACATTCAGGTCGACGCCGCGACCGCTGACGGCCGGTTCAAGGCTGACAACACGCCTGCCAGCGGGTCGTTCGTCTGGGGCATGGCCCTGACCGACTGCGCCGCTTCGGGTCAGTTCGTGCTTCGCTTCGCGCCCTTCATCGCCGCCTAACGGAACGGGGTCACGATGGCACTGGGTTACACCACCTACAAGACGCCGAACGCGATCTACACCATCCGCGAAGACCTGACCGGGTCGGAGGGGCGCGGGGTCGCGCTGTCTGATAACACGGGCGGCGGTTCGGTGCAGGGCGGGGTTCGCCTTGCCCCAGACGCCACGTACCCGCCCTACGGTGTCGTCAGCGTCGGCGGGCCTTCTGCCGACGGCGTGTACCCCGGCCTGATCGGCGGTTCGTCGGTCGAGTTCGTCGACCAGTTGGGGTGCGTCGTGCAGGTCGCGATCAGCCCCAACGCCCCTGTCGTTGCGGGCGAGTTCGTGCTGATCGATTCGGCAGAGCAGAACGGCACCTTCACGGGGTCGAACTCGCAAGCGCCCGGTTCTGGCGACTGGGTCTGGGGCTACGCCCTGACCGACGCGCAGCCTGGCGAACAGTGCGTCATGCGGTTTCAGCCGATGGTAATCGCCTAACATTCACAACCCGCGCCCACTGCGGGCGCTCTTCGACTGGAGATAGATCATGGCCTTCGCGTTCCCGTCAGTTGGTGTCAATACAGGCGCACTGCGCCCCGGCGTACTTCAGCGGATCTCCCTTTTCCGCACGGGTGCTGCTGGCACGCAGTCGATGGAGCTCTCGCCCATCGTCAAGGTGCCGACCCGTCAGGGATTCTACCACTACTTCGCGGAGAACGACGCGCTGACCGGCGGCGACTACTCGCCCGTCGCGGCGACCGGCGCGCAGGCGATTCAGCCCGTCGACTACGACACCCCCGCTTCGCCGGGCGGCCTTCGCATCACGTCGGCTGCCTATCAGGCGTCGATCTACCGCTGGGGCCACAACGTCTTCACGCTGAAGCAGATCGACGAGTTCGCGGCGCGCGGTGAGGACATCACTGCCCGCTACGCCGACAAGTTGTCGATTCAGGGTCGCCAGCACCACGCTGCGATCACGGGCTACGCCCTCCGTCAGTCGGCGAACTACGGCAGCAGCGCCCCGATCACGAACGGCGGTGTTGCCAGCGCGGAACTTCAGAAGGGCTTCAACAACCTCCTTCTGGCGTCTGCGGCTGACGGCTGCGACATCGAATCGGGCCGCTGGGTTGCGGTGTGCAACCTGACGACGGCGAACCGTCTGCTCGGCAAGAACGAGGTCTTCCAGATGGGCTACGGCATCGCGTCTGACGCCGCAGGTTCGGCGCAGTTCCGCGCTGGCGCCAGCGACATGACGCAGCTGAAGGCCTTCTTCGCGTCGCGCGTTATCGTTCCGCTCGACCTCGTCATCCTGCCGCAGTACCTGCCCACCAACGGGTCGCAGGCGGGCGTGTCGGTGCTGACCGACGGCAACGTGTCGATCTTCCGCG